CAAATTGATATCGGTTGGTCGGGAAACGGTTTCTCCACCCTAGGAACCGGAGGTACGAGTTATAGGTGGATTGTTGTTAGTGCAATGAGAATTGCATAGAATGCCATACCTACCCGGAAAACTTCCATACCGTGGATGGATCACGGATTGTCCGTACACGAATGTGTCGGATGGTTATAGCGTTGACATGCTGAATGTCTTGCCAACGGATCCATTCCGAAGGCGAGTAAGGCTTGGGACACGATCAGCAATGAACAGGATTTACAAGTTTGATCCGGAGGTTGTTCAGGGCGTCTTCCGCTGCATTTCATATAACGGGACACCGCCGGTTCGCAAGGATCGGATCTTCATCATTGCCGGTGGTAAGGCGTGGTACATGGATGCGACGGACACTGCGCCGATTCAAATCACGACTGTTCAAAACGGTTGATCCGGAAGCAATCCGACAGAAGATGAACTAAAAAATATAGAACATTTTTATGAGTCATTGGTTGGATTGGATGAATTTGAAAAACAAAGGCTGATTAGTGCGGTGGGTTCTCCTTTAACACTTAAATTGAATGGCAAAATTATAGGTACAATATAATAAAATATGGGCAATCATGCAAGTCTAAATACTTGAAAAGGAGACTGCATGGCTCGCCCCAACTCACGCCAAGAACTCAAAGACTACTGCTTGCGGGCACTAGGACACCCTGTGATTGAAGTCAACGTGGAAGACTCACAGGTGGAAGACCGCATAGACGAGGCACTCCAATACTTTACCAAATACCACCACGACGGTGGTATGCGGATGTACTACACGTATCCGCTAACTGCGGAAGACATCTCTCGCAAGTGGATAGACACTAACCCTATTGATCCGTCCATAATGACCATTAACCGAATATTTCATATGGGGTTCAATATCTCTACCCACAACATATTCAATATTCGCTACCAGTTAGCCCTTAACGACTTTTACGGGCTACGAACAGGGCAAACCAACCTGAACTACTACGTGTCCACCATGCAGTACATTGAAATGTTGGAGCAACTACTTGATCCTGAAAAGCAGATTCGTTTTAGCCGTGTCAACAACCGCTTGTATATTGACGCAACCACTACCGATATGCAAGCAGGCACATACCTGATGATTGAGGCGTATTCAGCCAATAATCCTGAAACAGCAACCGAAATCTACAACGACAACTTCCTGAAGAAATATACTATTGCTCTAATCAAGCGGCAATGGGGGGTAAATCTGTCCAAGTACGAAGGTATGCCTCTTCCAGGTAATGTGACATTTAATGGTGGCAAAATTTATCAAGAGGCAATGGAAGAATTAGCAAAATTAGAGGAAGATGTACAGACCAAGTACCAGTTGCCGCCCGACTTCCTGACTGGCTGAAATTATGGCAGTAAACCCCTATTTTCGCAGGAACAATGTAGGTGAGCAGAACCTACTTGAATCACTCACGACCGAAGCCATCAAGATTCACGGGCACGACATGGTGTACATCCCACGAGAAACCGTGAGTGATGATGCCATATTGGGTGAAGAAATTTCTAAATTTACAGACGCTAACCGTATTGAGATGTATATGGAGAATGCGGAAGGGTTTGACGGCGAAAGCGACATGACTCGTTTTGGTTTGGACATTCGTGAGAACTGCACTTTTATTGTATCCAAGCGTCGCTTTCTTGAAGTAATGTCACACAACACCGCAATTCGTGAGTTGGGTCGCCCACGTGAAGGTGATCTGATCTATTTTGACTACCCGTATAACCTGTTTGAAATCAAATACGTGGAGCACGACAATCCGTTTTATCCTTTGGGGCAAAGATACTCTTTTAAACTGTTCTGTGAATCCTTCAAAGCAACCTACGAAGAGTTCAACACAGGCGAAAGCGAAATGGATGCTGTTAAAGAAGCAGTTTCTACGTATCAAAAACGATTCACGCTTAGTAGTTCTTCTAAATTTACTGTGGGAGAAGAAGTGTATGTGGGGTCTGTTTCGTCTCCTGATGCCTTAGCCCGTGTAGATAAATGGACTGCTACTGGAGACGATCCGCCCATATACTACCTTACAGTAAACGTTAAATCTGGAACCTTTAAAGTTGGCGACACGGTGACGGGAAAAACTAGTGGTGCTGTTTCTACTATTACTGCAATCACCAACACCGATACATTGCTTACAAACACAGGAATACAAGATAACGAAGCCCTTGATTTGGAAGCCAACCGCGACAACATCTTTGACTTCACCGAAAAAGATCCTTTTAGTGAAGGACTTTATTGATGTTTACACAGTTCTATAATGGCTCTATACGACGTATGGTGGTAGCCTTTGGTTCTATTTTTAACCAAATAAAGATATCCCGTGCAGAAAGCAGCGGAACCAAATACATTGAAGTGCCTATAGCATACGCACCAAAAGAAAAATACAAAGTGCGTATTGCTGGTGATCCGTATCTACAGAATCCTAATCAAATAGTTTTGCCACGTATAGCATTTGAAATCACTGGATTCGCATACGATCCTGCTCGTAAAAGAAATTCATTACAAAAGAATGTGTTGCGAAATACAGACACTAGTGGGATAAAATACACCTATGCAGAGGTTCCGTACAATATTGATTTTGGATTGTACGTGTATGTGCGAAACATGGATGATGGCTTAAAAATAGTGGAACAAATACTTCCATACTTTTCTCCTGAGTTTATTGTTACCATGAACTTTGATGAAATAAACAAGAAGGTAGACGTTCCCATCTACCTAAACTCTGTTACTTCAGAAGAAGACTACGAAGGCGATTTTCAAACTCGTCGCAGTATTATTTTTACACTGAATTTCACCATGAAGTCTTACATCTTTGGGCCAGTCAAGTCGTATTCAGAAATACGGAAAATTAACACCAATTTTCTCAATATGGACTATTACGATGGTGGTTATACCGCTGGTTACACTGGTGCGGGTTCAACTGCTGGTCAATACGGAAAAATTTTTATTGGAATCAGTGGGCCCAGTGGAGCAAGTTCAGGCAAGTACGAATATACCCCGTATGCCAAAATATTTGAATATCACAGTGGGCCAACCCTTGCTAATGGCGTAACTGTTGGGTGGTTTGGTTCTCATGGTGTTACAGGAGCAACTTCATAAGGAGACACGTGATGAGTAGTGAGTTTTCTCGTATTGAAAAAGTATTGGGCGGTGAAACAGAAACACCTAAACCACAAGAATTGGTGCAGTCTTTTCCAATGCCTGTGGTAAAAGTAGAAACGCTGCCTCTGTCTGATGAGAGTATGGCAAAAGACCTGAAGCACGATTACGAAACTGCTCGTAAAAATCTGCGCGAACTGGTAGACGCAGGCAAGAACGCACTGGACGGGGTAATTGCAGTAGCCCAAGAAGGCGACTCACCCCGTGCGTATGAAGTGGTTGCACAGATGATTAAAACCCTGTCTGAAACCAACCGTGACCTGCTAGACCTGCACGACAAGATGAAAGGAATTCGCAAGGCTGAAAACAACACCACCACAAACAACACCACAAACAATGCCATCTACGTGGGGTCAACCCGTGAACTTCAGGACATTATCAACAGTGCACGGTCTAGCACCAAAGCGTTTATTGACGCAAAGGTGGAAGACCATACTCCATAAATACGGGTATGGAGGTGCAGCGTGTCAACAGTATTGGCTTTATATTGGACAGCATTTGCTTTGTGGATAGCGTTCGGAACTTCAGCAGTTTACGAGTACCTGAAACTACTGCCGTTCTGTGAACGCTTTACCCATATCCAAGAGTACGGCGAGTTCAGAAAACACGACATTACTTTAAAGTATAGTGATTTTATGGGTATGAAGTACCCGTCGTTTTTTGTACGAATGGCATCGTGCCCGTACTGTATTGGTGTGTGGTACGCTTTCTTGGGGTGTTGGGCATTTGGTTGTTTTTCCCGCCTGCCTGCTGTTTACGGTGGTGCTTGCATTCTGTATTTGGTGTTTCGGTGGGCAGTCACGAGGTTGAGTAATGGCTGAATATACTTTTGAAAGCCCTGTGGAACTGCTAAAGCACCTGTACGCAGGAGAGGATACGCCCACAGGAATATGTGGCAGACCTAGTTTGCTGTTTGGTTGGTATACCCGAGCCAAACGATTTTACGACCAAACTCTGTGTAAATCTTGCCGACCCAAGTTTACAAACGAGCAAATGGAAACCATGTACGCAGATATTGTGAACTATCCTGAAAACGAACGGCAAAACGCTGCCTGTGCAGTTGGTGGCAGTTTCACTTTGAAACTTCGTGGGCAGGTATTAGGAAAGGTAGAGTTCCGTGAACAAGAGTGAAAAGTATTTGGGCAACTCCAACCTGAAAGCGGCTGGAGTCAATATCAACTTCTCTGAAAAGCAGATTGAAGAGTATGTAAAGTGCTCTCAAGACCCGCTGTATTTCATCAAGAATTATGTAAAGATTGTGTCATTGGACAAGGGCTTGGTTCCGTTTCATCCGTATGAGTTTCAGGAAGACATGATCCAAGCGGTGCATAAGAACCGTTTTGTGATTTGCAAAATGCCTCGACAGAGCGGCAAATCCACCACAATGGTGTCATTCTTGCTACACTATATCTTGTTTAATCAGAACATGAGTATAGCCATTCTAGCCAACAAACTGGCTACAGCCCGTGAACTGCTTGGTCGTCTCAAACTAGCATACGAATACCTTCCCATATGGTTGCAGCAGGGTGTGGTGGAGTGGAACAAGGGGTCTATTGTATTAGAAAACGGTTCCAAAGTGCTTGCAGCGGCTACTTCGTCGTCTGCGGTTCGTGGTGGTTCATTTAACTGTATAAGTGGAGATTCTGTCATTACCCTGCGAGATTCTACTACTGGAACTATTTTTGATATTAGTATTGAAAATCTGTTCGCAGACTCGTCTAAAAATAATAAATATGTTTATGCAAATGATAAACAACAAATACAAGAAGTGGTATTTTTTGATGATGGAGAATGCAAAGAACAGGAGTCTAGACGAGTCTTTCTTCACCGAAATCCACCACATAATTCCACAGTCTTTGGGTGGAACAAACGAACACTCCAACTTGGTGAAATTGACAGTCAAAGAACATCTACTGGCTCACAAACTCTTGACCAAATTTTTATCGGGAATAGAAAAATCCAAAATGGTTCATGCCCATTTTCGTATGGTGACTGGTCGTCAAGGGCAAATGGTTCACTTAACAGAGCAGCAAAAGAAAATGGTTATGATTCAGTATTCAGAGGCAAGAAGAATTATGAGAACAGGAACAAAACACACAGAAGAAACAAAACTGAAGATGTCAAAATCCAGCAAGGGAAGGAAACTATCAGAGAAGGCAAAGAGCCTTATATCTGCTGCAAATCGTGGTCGGTTTCTTGGAATAAAAAGAAGTCAAGAATTTTGTCAGAAAATATCTTCTGCACTAACAGGGAAACCAAAAACGAAAGACCATTCAGACAAGATAAACAAAAATCCAGACAAGATACGAAAAACAGCAGAGAAGCATCGTGGAATGAAACGAAGCGAGGAAGCAAAAAAGAAAATGAGCGATTCAGCAAAAGCACGAATAGCAAGACAGGGTGGTGCTTGGAATCGGGGAATGAAACTTATAGATGGGAAGTACTTACATCAAGAGGTTTCCGACCATTCAAAGGAATAATCAAAACATATTCACAAGACACTATTACTGTAAATCTGCCCGATAGAAAAATAGTCTGTACTCCAGACCACAAGATATGCGTTGATGGTTTTGGTTTTGTTGCTGCTGCTTCTTTATCTGCTGGGCATCTTGTGGTTTGTGAGAATTGCATTCTTCCTGTTGTTTCTGTTGAGAACAGTAGTAAAACAGATGTGTATGATTTATTGGATGTGCAAGAGACTCATGCGTTTTATGCAAATGGAATAGAAGTTCACAATTGCATAATGCTTGATGAATTTGCCTATGTTCCACAGAATGTGGCTGAAGAATTCTTCTCGTCCGTGTATCCCACAATTACAAGTGGTAAAGAAACCAAAGTGATTATTGTGTCTACTCCCAAAGGCTTAAACATGTTCTACCGCCTGTGGGTCAATGCCAACAAGCGACCCGGCGAAGAAGGCAAGAACGAGTACTACCCCATAGAGGTGCACTGGAGCGATGTGCCCGGTCGTGATGAGGAGTGGAAAAAGCAAACCATCTCCAACACAAGTGAAGAGCAGTTCAGGACGGAATTTGAAACAGAGTTCTTGGGTTCAGTTCACACCCTGATACATCCTGAAAAACTTAAATGCCTTGTGTACCGCACCCCTGAATATTTCAATAGTGAAGGCTTGCGTGTGTACGCCAAACCACAACCCGAGCACAAGTACGTGCTTGTGGTGGACACCTCTCGTGGCGTGGGGCAGGACTACCATGCGTTCACAGTAGTGGACGTTACACAGATACCGTATCGACTAGCCGCCACATTCCGCAACAACCAATTGGCTCCCATGTTGTACCCCAACGCCATTTACCCTGTGGCTAGGCAGTACAACAACGCGTATGTACTGGTGGAAATCAACGATATTGGACAACAGGTAGCAGACATTCTTCACGATGAAATGGAATACGACAACATCATCTATGTGCAGATGCAGGGACGCAAAGGACAAGTAGTGAACGGCGGCTTCGGCAAGGGAGGCTCGGCTATGAAAGGCGTAAAGACTTCCACAGCCGTGAAGCGTATAGGGTGTTCTATTCTGAAAAACCTGATTGAAGACACCAAATTGGTGGTTGAGGACTTTGGTGTGGTGGACGAGTTGTGTACTTTTGTGGCTCGTGGAGACTCGTTTGAAGCCGAAGACAACCACAACGACGATTTGGTGATGACGTTGGTGTTGTTCTCGTGGCTAACCACCCAAGCGTATTTTAAAGACATCACAGGCAGCGACATCCGAAAAGACCTGTACGAAGACCAAATGAAAAATTTGGAAGAGGAAATGACCCCTTTTGGCTTCGTGGACGACGGAAACGATCCAAACACATTCACAGACACTAACGGATTGACTTGGAATTGGGGCGACGAGCGGGGCTAATTCGGCAAAAATCCAAATAATACATAAGAGTAGAAGTAACGAACCCACACCCCGTGCTTCACAGACGAAGGAGACACACCAATGGGATTTAGAGTAAGCCCCGGCGTAAGCATCAAAGAAATCGACCTGACCACAATTGTTCCTGCGGTTGCCACCACTCCTGGCGGTTACGCGGGATACTTTTATTGGGGCCCGTGCAAAGAAATAGTCACGGTGTCCAGTGAACGCGAATTGGCAGAAGTGTTTGGAAAGCCTGACAGCACCAATTTCGTGGACTTTTTTACCCCTGCCAACTTCCTGCAATACGGCAATTCCATGCAGGTTGTGCGTGTGGTTGGTGCTGCTGCCACTAACTCGGCTGCTGCAATCAGTGGAGCAACTGGCGGTGTAGACATCAACAACGAAACCGAATTTGAATCGTCTGCTGCGGTTACTACTGCTGCTGCCAACGGCGTGGTGTTTGCAGGCAAGTATCCTGGTGCATTAGGCAACAGTCTAAAGGTTGTGGTGGTGGCTGGTTCTGGTATAACAGGTTATGGTGGAGCAACGCTTGCTGGAGCGGTTGCGTTTGGTGCAGACGGTTTGACTTTTAAAAACAAAGACGACACTACGCGTTACCACTTTAGTGTTGGAGACGAGGTTCGTTTTGCTGACGGAACCACAGTTTTGGTGTCTGGTATTGAAAGAAACGATCCAGGATTTCCCAATAATTTTTCCCCTGTAACACCAGTAAACGGTGAATTTTCTGGTGTGACTGCTGATAATGACGGATTCATCAAGATTAATTTCCAAAACCCCATAACAAAAGCACAAGCAGACGGCGCAACCTTTGAGGTAAAGAGTTACTACTCTAGACTTGTAAACACGGTTGCAACCACTACTAATTACGCTGGAATTCAAGGCGGCAACGGAGACTTGATCAGCGTTTTGGTTATGGATCGTGACAGCAAGTGGACAGGAACAGCAAACACCTTGCTTGAGAAGTTTGAGGCTGTGTCTCGTGCAAGTGACGCACGAAACAGTGACGGATCAGGCAATTACTACAAAAATGTGATTGCCGACCAGTCCAACTACATCTACGCACTACAAGCAGATCTTGCTGACAACACTGGTGGTTTGTCAACCAAGACTAATTGGACACCTCTAAATTCCATTAGTGGTGCTCGTTTGGTTGGTGAAGGAGTAATTTCTGTAGCCCTTGCTAACGGTGCAGACTCGGCTCCTAGCGACAGCGAACGATGGACGGACGGTTGGAGTTACTTTGCAGACGCAGACACAGTTGACGTGTCTCTGCTTCCTCTAGGCAATGCGTCTGCCACTCTAGCCAAACTCGTAATCAACAACGTTTGTGAGAAACGTTTAGACTGCATGGCATTTGCTTCTCCTGCATCTGGTGATGTGGTCAACAAACTGCCATATGAAGCATTGAATGCAATCAAGACTTTCCGAGACAGCACATTCAACGTAAACTCGTCTTACGCAGTTCTTGACAGCGGTTGGAAGTATCAACTAGACACCTACAACAACGTGATTCGCACCGTGCCTCTAAACGCAGACATTGCGGGTCTAGTAGCGCGCACAGAATTCACCGACGAAGCGTGGTTCTCGCCTGCGGGTTTCAATCGTGGGCAAGTCAAGAGTGTGGTTAGACTGGCATACAATCCGTCCAGTGAAGCACACAGAGACGAACTGTATACGCGTCAGGTAAACCCTGTGGTGTCGTTCCCCGGCGAAGGTGTAATTCTGTTTGGCGACAAAACCATGCAGACCAAGCCTTCTGCGTTTGACCGTATCAATGTTCGTCGCCTGTTTATCGTGCTTGAGAAAGCCATTGCAACGGCTAGCAAGTTCTTCCTGTTTGAGCAGAACGACGGGTTCACTCGTGCTCAGTTCAAGAACTTGGTTGTTCCGTTCCTCAAGACGGTTCAACAGCGTCGCGGCATCACCGACTTCAAGGTGGTGTGCGATGAAACCAACAACACAGGCGAAGTAATCGACCGCAACGAATTTGTAGCCGATATTTTCATTAAACCCACACGCAGCATCAACTTTATCCAACTAAACTTTGTTGCCACCAAGACTGGTGTAAATTTCAGCGAAGTTGGTGGATAATAGTATAAATATCAGGGCTAACCAAGGAGAAATAAATGCCAGTAGATCCAAGCAATAATATTTCAGGCTTTGTGAATGCCTTTGCAGGCGGTGGAGTTCGCACAAACCTGTTCGTGGTCAACGGCGTAATTCCAGGATATTCAAACAATCGTGCAATTTCTTTCCTGTGCAAAGCAGCACAGATTCCTGCGTCCTCGTTAGGAACCATAGAGGTTCCGTATCGTGGTCGTCGTATAAAATTGCCCGGTGATCGTTCATTCCAAGACTGGCAGTTAACTATTATTTCAGATGCTAATTTGGCTCTTCGCTCGGCATTTGAAAACTGGAGTGCCATATTTAATTCACACACCTCAAACGTTGCTCCTCGTAACTTCATGGAATTCATGCCTACGTGGTCGGTTACACAACTACACCGCGATGGCGAGGCTCTTCGTACCTACAGTTTTGTGGGCTGCTTCCCTGCTGAAGTGGGAACCATTGACCTGTCTTACGAAAACAATGACCAGATTGCAGAGTTCCCTGTTACACTAAACTACTCGTGGTGGGAGGCTGGCCCTGGTGCTGCTATTGCTGCTGTTGGAAGCGGCACAGGCATCAACCTGAACGGTTTGTTACAGAATCTGGGAATCAATATTGGTATTGGGTTCTGATACTTTTTGAAAAGGATTTTACATTATGGCTATCAACCTGTTCGGGTTTAGTATAGGCAAAAAGGGCGGAAAGAACGAGGCTTCTGCGGAGGAAATCCTCAAGAAGCCCGTTTCTTTTGTGCCCCCTGATTACGACGACGGAGCCACGCCTATTGAAGTGGGTGGATACTTTGGTGCGTATGTTGATTTTGATGGATCTGTAAAGTCTGATATAGAACTAATATACAAGTATCGTGAGATGGCATTGCATCCAGAAGTAGAAAGTGCCATTGCAGATATTTGTAACGAAAGCATAGTGTATAACGATACTTTGGATGCAGTTAAAATTGACGTGTCGTCTGTGAAACAATCCAAAACCATCAAAGATAAAATTGAAGACGAATTCCACGAGGTGATAAACCTTATGGATTTTACCCGTAGAGGATACGAAATTTTCAGAAAATGGTATGTGGACAGCCGAATATACTATCACGTAATAGTTGATGAAAAGAACAAGAAAAAAGGTATATTGGAATTGCGTCAAATTGATCCTGTCAAGATACGAAAAGTTCGTAAAATAAAAAAGAAACCTATCAGTTCCAAGACTAGTGCACAAGGAAACACGGTTCCCATGGGGGTAAACTTGATTTCTGAAGTGGAAGAGTTCTACATTTATAGCGAACAAGATCAAGCATCAGCGTCAATGACTTTGGACGGGCTGAAGATCAGTCCAGACTCTATTTGTTTTATTCACAGCGGACTATATGATTCTCGTCGCAAAAAGATATTAGGGTATCTACACAAAGCCATTAAATCACTAAACCAGTTACGGATGATTGAAGACGCAGTAATCATTTATCGTCTTGCTCGTGCTCCTGAACGTCGTATTTTTTATGTGGACGTGGGCAATCTGCCCAAACAAAAAGCAGAAGAGTATGTGCGTGGACTAATGCAGAGGTATCGCAACAAACTCATGTATGACCCCAATACAGGAGAAATGAATGACAGCCGCAAGCACCTGTCCATGCTTGAAGACTTTTGGATGCCTCGCCGTGAAGGCGGTCGGGGCACAGAAGTAAGCACTCTACAGGGCGGACAAAACTTGGGCGAAATGGAAGACGTGAAATATTTTCAAAAGAAATTGTTGCAGTCTTTAAACGTTCCCACTTCCAGACTGGAAGAAAACACAGGGTTCAACATTGGCAGAGCATCAGAAATTAGTCGTGATGAGGTAAAGTTCTTTAAGTTTGTTGAACGTTTACGCATGAAGTTTTCTGAAGTGTTTTTGACTCTTTTACGCACACAACTAGTGCTTAAAGGTATAATTCGTGAAGACGAGTGGTCAGATATAGAACCCAAAATTGCGTTTCGGTTCAACAAAGACTCCCACTTTAGCGAACTCAAAGACAGTGAGGTGCTTAAAGATCGTCTCCAAACTGCCCGTGATGCAGAAGACTTTGTGGGCAAGTACTACTCCCGCGATTTTGTGCGTCGGCATATTTTAAAGCAGACTGCTGAAGACATTGAAGAAATTGACAATGCCATCAAGACTGAAACCGCAGAGGGCAAAATTGTGGCTCCTGAAGGGCAAATGACCCCTGTAGAGGGTGTTGGTGCTGCCCCCGAAGGGGCAGTTCCACAAGGTGGAGCCCCCGCCGAACCCGAAATAACCATAGGGGAAATTGTGGGTGGTGATGAGGACGAGGACGAATTTGGAAATCCCAAAGAATAACCAGTATTTTCGAGAAATATAGGGAATACTAAATAAATAAGATCTGACAAGGAGAACCTATGGACAACAACAAGAGTATCGTAAAAGCCCTGCTAGAAAAGAACTATGTGGACGCTAAAGAAAGCGTTTTCAAGGCTTTGTACGCCAAGGCTTCGCTCCTGCTAGACGAAGAGCGTATTGGTATTGCTGCGTCTCTGTTCAGCGAAGACAAGAAGATGGGAATGTACAGAGACGACCCCAGCGAAGAACCCAAGAAGGAAAAGAAGAAGTCCAAGACCGAAAAGCCGTCCATGTACGAAGAGGCTGAAGAGGTTGCCGAAGACTAATGAAGTTAATCACCGAAACAACCCTGAATGATATTCAAGTCCTGACCGAAGACAAAAACGGTCAGAAGACTTATTACATCAAGGGCGTGTTCATGGAGTCCGATACCAAGAACCGTAACGGTCGCGTGTATCCCAATGCCATAATGGAAAAGGAAATTGGTCGCTACAACACTGATTATGTAAAGCAGAACCGTGCTATGGGTGAACTTGGGCATCCCGAAGGCCCAACCGTGAACCTAGAGCGGGTGTCCCACATTATCAAAAACCTGTCCGTGGACGGAAAACAAATATTGGGTGAAGCCAAGGTAATGGACACCCCATACGGCAAGATTGTAAAGAATCTGATTGACGAAGGAGCCAAACTAGGTGTTTCGTCACGAGGCATGGGAAGCCTGAAGGAACAGGATGGAGTCAATGTGGTTCAGGAAGACTTTATGTTGGCAGCAGTGGATGTGGTGGCTGATCCCTCCGCACCCAATGCGTTTGTGAACGGCATCATGGAAGGCAAGGAATGGATTTGGGATAACGGGGTTCTTAAACCAGTGGTTATTGAAAATTACAAGAAAGTAATTAAAAATACCCCATCCCGCAAACTAGAAGAACAGGCAATTTGCCTTTTCAAAGACTTCATCTCAAAACTCTGAAGCGTCTACATATTTCAAAGGAGAACTCCAGTCATGGCTAACGACAATATCGAAGATGTAATCAAGAAGGTAATTCTAGGCGAAGGTTTCCTCGCAGAAGACCCTGAAACCACCGAAGCCCATGAGGGTGACGAAGAGGTTGTTGAGGAGGAAGTTGTGGAAGAGGAGTTCCAAGACGACCTAGACGAAGCCAAAGACGAAGACGAAGACGAAGAGGACGAGTCTGAAGAAGACGAGGACGAAGACGAAGAGGAAGAGGAAGACAACAAGCCTGCTTTCTTAAAGAAGAAGTCCGTGAAGGAAGCCGCTTCTGATTTTTCTTCAGACAAGTTGTACAAGACCGCTAACGGCAAGACTGCCAAGATTGCTGAACCTACCGGCGACAACTCTGCCAAGAACATGGGCACAATCAAGGCTAAGAAGAGCGATGCCAACGGCAAGGTAGAGAAGCCCTCCATGAAAGAGGGTATTGAAACCTTGTTCGCTGGCAAGGAACTCAGCGAAGAGTTTATGAACGAGGCTGCAACCTTGTTTGAGGCTCAACTCGCTGCTCGTACCAACGAGATTGAAGGCGAACTTCAAGCCAAGTACGAGACTCTGCTGGAAGAGCACACTCTAGCCGTTACCGAAGAAATGGTTGAGCGTATTGACGAGTACCTTAACTATGTGGTGGAAGAGTGGATGCAGGAGAATCGTCTAGCCGTTACCAACGGGCTTCGCACCGAAATCACCGAAGGCTTTATTGAGAAACTTCGTGGTGCTTTCGCTGAATCGTATATTGAAATTCCCGAAGAGAAACTTGACCTGTTTGAGTCTACTGTTGAGGACTTTGAAAGCCTTAAGAGCGAACTAGACGAGCAGGTTTCCAAGAACATGGACATCAACGAAGAGTGCGAACAACTCCGTTGTGAACTCCTGTTCCGCGAAATGGCTGAAGGACTAACCGACACCGAAATCCAAAAACTCCGTGAACTCGCTGAAAGCGTGGAGTTTGAGTCGGTAGAGCAGTTTGCCGAGAAACTCTCTGTGCTCCGCGAGAACATTGAGAAGATCGGAACCGTAACCGAAACCGCCACCGAAGAGGAGTCTCTTGAAGAGTCCTACGAGGAAGGTTCCGAAGAGGCTTCTCCGCTCATGGAGGCGTACATCAAGTCCATGAGCAAAAGCAAGGATTAATTCACTTTTTACTTAACACATTCCAGTCTAATCCAGACTGTTTTCAAACAAAGGAGTCACTACAATGGAAGAAAACAAGATGCTAACCGAACAGGCTCTCCGCAAGTGGAAGCCCGTTCTAGATCACGCCGAAATGGCCCCGATTACCGATCCGCATCGTCGTGCGGTAACTGCTACTCTCCTAGAGAATCAGGAGAAGGCAATTCGTCAGCAGATGCTAGCCGAAACCCCAACCAACGTTATTGGTGGTGGTATTTCCAACAGCAGCGGCGAAGGCAACATCAAGGGCTACGACCCCATTCTTATTCAACTTGTTCGTCGTGCTATGCCTAACCTGATGGCATACGATGTTTGCGGCGTTCAAGCCATGTCGGCTCCGACCGGCTTGATCTTTGCAATGCGTAGCCGTTACAGCAACCAGACTGGAAGCGAAGCATTTTACAACGAACCAAACGCTTCTTTCTCAGGTGCTACTGCCAACACCGTTGCTCCTGGTATCACCACTTCTCAAGCAGGCGGTCCTGCTAAGGCTAATGGAACTGGATGGAACGGTCTAAGCAACATGGATCCTTTTGGTTACGGCGATTCCGCCACCAACCCACTGTCGGCTAGCGGTCTAACCACTGGTAGCGGTCTACGAACCTCTGTGGGTGAAGGGGTGACTCCCAACGAAATGGCATTTAGCATTGAGCGTGTGGCAGTTCAGGCTGCAACTCGTGCTCTAGCCGCTTCCTACAGCGTTGAACTCGCACAAGACCTCAAGGCTGTTCACGGTCTAGACGCTGAAAGCGAACTTGCCAACATTCTAAGCACAGAAATTCTGTCTGAAATCAACCGCGAAGTGGTTCGTAACGTGTATCGTTGTGCCAAACTCGGTGCACAGCAGAGCGATCTGTACTACAAGACTGTTGCAGGCGGTCTAACTACCGCAGGTGACAACACCAAGTACGGTGGTGTTTACGATCTTATTCAGGACTCTGACGGTCGTTGGAGTGCTGAGAAGTTCCGTGGACTCATGTTCCAGATTGAACGTGAGTGCAACCAAATTGCCAAGGATACCCGTCGTGGCAAGGGCAACTTCATCATCTGCTCTGCGGATGTTGCAAGTGCTCTAGCAATGGGCGGCTTCCTCAACATCAGCCCTGCACTAAACGTCAGCCTTGATGTTGATGATACTGGCAACACTTTTGCTGGTACACTCAACGGCAAGATCAAGGTTTACATTGATCCGTATCAGGACGTTAGCGGAACCACCAACACCAACTTTGTTTGCGTGGGATACAAGGGAACCAGCCCATACGACGCTGGTATCTTCTACTGCCCCTATGTCCCGCTACAGATGATGCGAGCAGTTGACACCTCCACCTTCCAGCCCAAGATTGCGTTCAAGACCCGCTACGGCATGGTTGCGAACCCCTTTGCTGAAGGCTCTGATGTTGGCTTTGGTGCTCTTAATGCTCGTAAGAACCTCTACTACCGCATCTTCCGCGTAGACAACCTACACGGCGTTGCATCGTAATAGATTGCAGTAACCTGAAGACTTGGGGGAGAGGCTCAAACCTCTCCCCCTTTTCTTTTGGTGTCTAAATACTTACACATGGCAAAAGGCGAACCATACGATTTTTCAAGCATCGGGGACGGCATACTAGATCGGTATCCCCAATACATGAATCCTCTGTTACCGACATATTATCGGTTCAGTATTGCACGTCTTCCCAAAGTTTCTTATTTTTGTCAAAGCGTTTCTCTGCCTACTGTAAACATGAGTGAGGTAATTATGCCCACTCCATTTGTTCCCATATCACGACCATCCAAACTGGATTTTGACGAACTAACCATTGGATTTGTGGTGGATGAAGGCATGGGAAATTGGTTGGAATTGTTTAGTTGGATGCGATCCACAACCAATGTAGAAAATTACGAAGAATACAAGCCTTCAAACACACACATTTCCACAGCCAATTTGATCATCTTGAATTCAACCAAAAACCCTAAACTGAATGTTACATTCAACGACATATATCCACGATCTTTAACCTCTATAGATTTCAACTCTGCTCTGGTTGATCCTGAGCCGTTCGTTGCTAACTGCACATTCAAGTATCGCAGTTACGATGTAGAGATATTATAATATTTGGAAAACGACAAGTTTTATCGCTTGACAACCATTGAATCGCGTGTATACTCCTGTGATGGAGACTTGTTTATGACTTTGGATGATATTAGACGCGAATTGGAAAAAGATACCCGTATTGACGACTCTGCTCTAGACACAGAGTCTCTACGCATTCCTCAACTACACAACAAGTACTTGAATTTTCTCATGGAAGAACGGTTGTGTCTAGCCCGTTACGAAAACGAAGTTGCGGTTATTACCCGCGACAAGTGGGAATACTACACAGGCAAAACAAGTGAAGAGCAATTGGCTGCTCGTGGGTGGGAACCTTTCAATCTTAAAATATTGAGAAACGATTTGGATATGTATCTGAATGCAGACACAGACATCGTGAAAGCAAAACAAAAAGTCTACTATCAAAAAGAAAAAATCAATCTGCTTGAAGAAATAGTCAAAGAGTTGAACAATCGCCATTGGAAAATTAGAAATGCCATTGAGTGGAGAAAATTTGTTAATGGTCAATGAGTGGGATTCTTTTCTAGAAGACGATCCTGAAAACGAAGATCGTGACGGGCTATACCTTTGCGATGTGTGGAACATGGCTTCACAACACAGCCAAGACCCCAACACACAAGTTGCCGCTGCTTTGGTGTCATGGGCAGGAGGAGTAGTACTTGCAGGGTGGAATGAAGTTCCTCCACAGTTACTCAAATCGGGATATCCAAAAAGTATACAAACTAAAAATTTTTGCACAGAACACGCTGAAAGACGAGTACTATTCAAGGCAAACCAAAATCGTCTTCCAACCAACAGGCTACAGATGTACGGCACTTGGATATCGTGTTCGGAGTGTGCTCGTGCAATCATTCAGTTTGAGATAAAAAGAGTTGTTACCTTTAGACGTTTGGTGGAAAAAACTCCACCAAAATGGAAAGATTCTGTTCGTGAGGGCTTGACCATGTTGCGTGATGCTGGTATACAAGTAGTTGGGTGGAATGGAACACTGAACACAAGCCGTAGCATACTTTTCAATGGGCAATTACTGACTCCGACAGACGTTTTATAATGGTAGACCTTGATGTGAGTATAGTTGATTCGGTTTGGCTTCGCGTTCGTTGCGAGCGTGGTGTTGCCAAAGAATTGGCTGACTATTTTACATTCAAGGTTCCTGGATACAAATTTATGCCTGCGTATCGCAACAAGACGTGGAACGGAGAAATACGCCTATACAATATTCACACTCAGCAAATTTATGCAGGGCTAGCACCATATATTGAAAAATTTGCTCAAGAACGCGGCTATTCCGTAAGCATGCCTAATGCAAATCAGGTTAAAACCACACCCGAGACCGTAAGAAAATTTATAGAGGATTTCTTACAGGTTTGCGTGGGCGGTAAAAAAGCAAACGCACACGAGCACCAAATTGGTGCTGTTCACCATGCCATAGAACAAGAACGGTGCTTGCTCCTGTCTCCCACAGGCAGTGGCAAGAGTCTGATTATTTACTCTTTGATCCGATACTGCTTGGACAAGATTCCCAAAGACAAAAAGATACTAATTCTTGTGCCAACTGTTTCTCTTGTGGAACAGATGTATTCTGATTTTATAGACTATTCCCACGACAACAACTGGCGGGTAAATCAAAACTGCCACAAAATATTAGCCGGTGCAAGCAAAACCACCGACAAGCGTGTAGTGATTTCCACGTGGCAAAGTGTGTTCAAGCAAACCGAAAAATACTTTCAGCAGTTTGGTGCAGTGGTAGGAGACGAAGCACACCTGTTCAAAGCCAAGTCGCTTACCTCTATTATGACCAAACTAAAGACCTGCCCGTTCCGTATAGGCACAACAGGCACACTGGACGGCACACACACCCATCGCCTTGTGTTGGAAGGGCTGTTTGGTCGTGCGTATGAAGTCACCAAGACCAAAGAACTCATGGAAAAGAAAATCTTGAGTGACCTGAAGATTGACTGCTTGGTGTTGAATTATCCTGTAGCCGACCGAGAACTAGTCAAACGAGCCAAATACCAAGACGAAATCAAGTGGATAATTTCTTCACCACGACGAAACACATTCATTGCAGATATGTGTGCCAAACTAAAAGGCAACACACTTGTATTATTTCAATTCGTTGAGGGACACGGCGCAGAACTACATAAGTTAGTGAGCGAGCGTGTAGGCTCTACTCGTAAAGTGTTTTTTGTGTACGGAGGCACAGAAGCGGGAGAGCGGGAAGAGATACGCAAGATTGTGGAGCAGGAGTCCGATGCCGTAATCGTAGCGTCCTATGGAACATTCAGCACAGGCATCTCCATACGCAGGCTCAACAACATTATTTTTGCTTCCCCCTCAAAGTCCCGAATACGAGTATTGCAGAGCATTGGCAGGCAGTTACGAGTCTCCGAACACAAATCCGTTGCTAGACTGTTTGATATCGGAGACAATCTTTCTTGGAAATCGTGGATAAACCACACAATGCGGCACATGGACGAGCGTTTGAAAATATACGAATCAGAAGGTTTCACCCACAAGGTTGTAAAGATAGACATAGGAGGCGAAGACACATGAAAGCCAAGAAGTCCAAACTCCGTGTGTTTAAACTGCGTAGCGGTGAAGAAATCATTGCTAAAGTGGTGGCTCGCCCTCGTGGCAAGTTCACGCTAGAACGCCCCATGAAGATGAACTACTCTGTGGTGGCTGACCCGTTCACAGGCATGAAGAAGAGCGTGTTATATTTTACAGATTGGTTGGGTGGTGCAATAGAACTAAAAATTGATATTCCACGAGAATTTATTCTTTTGGATCTTACTCCTGATCCTGATATGGAAAAACTGTACGATACTCAGTCCCACGCACAAGACCAATTTAAAGCAGCAGGACTAGAAAAACTTGAGCCTGATTTAGATTCCCAGTGTTTGCAACCCACAGAAGAAGAATTAAAACGGCTTGACGAGTTGTTAGAGTCTATGGGAATATCCAAAGGTAATGATTCACCAAATAAAAAGTTCCCAGAAGATGCCAACGCTCCGAATCCTCCAAAGCCCACCAAGCCGCCCGTGCCGTCTCCAGTGTTTCCTCCAGTGTTTCCTCCCTATCCAAAAGGTATACTGTTTAGTTTTTCTGTTCCTAATGATATTTTGAATGAATGGTTGGAAAGCGGTATAATAGATTATTTTAAAGATTGTTTTGAAGACTTCATGGACATTGAGATGATGGACACCATGATGAAACCCAAAAAGAAAAAACCACACACTCCAAAAAAGCACAAACCCTCCAAAGGCAAAGACGAGTGGAAACCACCAACTGGTGATCGTGCAAAAAGCAACGATTACGGAAACAAAATTGATGACTGGTCGCCATTTTTGAAAGACTATCTGTCTGGTGCAACAGGAGAAAACTTAGAAGATGGTGCTTGACATTTTTCCGTGACATGGTACTATTGGCAACGAAAGGACAGCATGGGTAAAAAGAACGACCACTACATAGACAATAAACGATTTTTTGATGAAATGAAGGCGTGGAAAAAAATATTAAAGGCAGCAGAAAAAGAAGGCAAGCCACATCCTCCTGTTACTTCGTACATCGGGGAGTGTTTCATGGCTATTGCTGACAGGCTGTCTCGCAAACCTAATTTCATAAACTACCCGTATCGGGAAGAAATGATATCGGATGGAATAGAAAATTGCTTGCTGTACGCTTACAACTTTAACCCACGCAAGTCCAAGAATCCGTTCTCGTATTTTACACAAATCATCTACTACGCATTTCTTCGTCGTATTTCCAAAGAGAAGAAGCAGGCGTATATTAAACTAAAGAAGATTGAAAATTCAGATGTAGACTCTACTCTAAAGAAATGGTTTCGTGAAAACTATTTGAGTGGAGAAGACAACAAGCCGTCTGTACTAACAGAAACAGACATTAAAAATTTTGAAAAGAAACCCGAATCTGCTGTGGAAGAAAAGCCCAAAAAGAAAGCAAAGACCAAGAGCAAGAAATGAAACTTCCAATTATTTGTGACACACATTGGGGAGCCCGTGGAGACTCCCCAGTATTCTTGGAATATTTTATGCGGTTTTTTGATCGTGTCTTTTTTCCTTGGATTGAAACTCATCAACCGTCACATATTTTACATTTGGGTGATTTTATGGATCGCCGCAAGTTTGTTAATTTTTCAACCCTGAATGTGGTGCGTGAGGGATTTGTTAAACGTTTAGAAAAAACTGGCGCAGAGTTTCATGTGATTCTTGGTAATCACGACATTTTTTATAAAAACACCAGTAACGTGAATTCGCTGCGTGAATTGTTTTCTGATAAATTTGTGATTCACGAAAAGCCTACTGTTCACGAATTTGACGGGCGACCACTGGCACTCTTGCCGTGGATCAACAAAGAAAACGAAACCGAAGCACTAGACTTTATTCGCACAGCACCTACAGACATTCTGTGTGGGCATCTAGAACTTCACGGCTTTAATGTGCTGAAGAATACACCTTTTGATGGTGGTATGAACTCTGATCTGTTCAAGCGGTATTCCGCAGTGTATACAGGACATTTCCATTGCCGTCACAGCCGCGATAACGTGCACTATTTGGGATGTCCGTATCAAATAACTATGAACGATTACGGAGACAAAAAGGGATTTCATGTACTGGACACGGACACTGGAGACTTGGAATTTATTCCCAATCCGTATACAATATTTACCCAACTCCGATACAACGACAAAGACGTTGATCCTGCTATTCCTATCGAAGTAGAAGAGTCTCGCGTAAAAGGCAAGTTTGTGCGTGTGGTTGTAGAAAATAAAACCAAACCGTATCTGTTTGAGCGGTTTGTGGATTCGCTGTACACACATCAACCACAAACTGTAACTGTTATTGAAGACCTGACTCCCGAAACTCTTGCAGAAGAAAATGTGGACTTGACAGAAGACACCATTACGATTATAAATCGTGAGATAGACGGTCTACAGAATGTGGACACTTCTCGTCTAAAGACTCTGCTGCGTGAATTGTATACTGAAACCCAAGTAATTGAAAATACCAAACAGCAATGATTCAGTTTACAAAAATTCGTTGGAAGAACCTGTTAAGCACAGGCAACACATTCACAGAGGTGCGTCTAGACAAGTCCAACACTACACTGGTGTGTGGAGAGAACGGTGCAGGCAAAACCACCCTGTTAGATGCTCTTACTTTTGTGTTGTACGGAAAGCCGTATCGTGGTGTGAATTTGCCCCAACTTGTAAATTCTATAAACGGCAAAGACTGTGTTGTGGAAATAGAATTCATCGTGAACGGCAACTCGTACAGAGTTACTCGTGGTTTGGCTCCCAAAGTGTTTGCTATGGAACTTAATGGCAAGCCTGTGGAACAAACTGCTAATGCTAAAGACTACCAAGCAATACTTGAAACCCAAGTCTTGAAAATGAACTACAAGACGTTCTGTCAGGTAGTCATCTTGGGCTCCACCAACTACGTGCCGTTCATGCGGTTGCCAGCGGCAGACCGTCGTGGAGTGGTGGAGAACCTGTTGGACATTGATGTATTTTCTAAAATGAATGAGGTTTTAAAGGCTCGTTTACAAGAAGCAAAGGAAAGCCTTCGCGGAATCGAATCCGATATAAGCACCATAAAATTAAAGGTGGAACACAAAAAGGATTTGATTTTTAAAATTGAACAAAAGTCAGACTCTCAATTGCGTTCGTATCGTTGTCAAGAAGAAGAAGAGCAAACAATACTTGACTCTCTGCTAAAGAAAAGGGAAGAGTTACAAAACGATCTTTCTGATGTTGCGGCAAACACCTCTGCAATTGAAGCAAGGCGAGACTCGTTGAATCAGATGGTTTCTCTCCGAAAGCAGATGTGTGGCAATGTTAAAAAAACACAAGAAGAACGAGAGTTTTATAACCAAAACGAAGAGTGCCCTGTGTGTAAGCACGATCTTCCCCAGTCTTTTCGTGAAGACATGATTTCCAAGAAAACCGCACGCCAAGACGAACTACAGTCTGCTGTGGTAAAACTTGAAGACATGATTACCAAAGAAAAAACAAACTTGGAACAGTTGATTAAAGAGTCACAAGCAGCGGCAGCAAAAGAAACCGAAATGGTTAAAACCGATTCTGCTATTGCTGCGTCCAAGAAGTATTTAAAGCAGTTGCGGGACTTGCAAACCAAAACCATTGCGGAACGAGACAGCATTTCTGCTGAAAAGACTGCGTTGCAAAAGATACAAGAAGAACAGTCAACCAAAGAAACAGATCGTAAAACTGTAGTAGAAGACCTCCACACAATGGAGATTGCCACCGTGCTGCTGAAGGACAGCGGCATCAAGCGTAAAATAATCAAGAAGTACATTCCTGCACTCAACAAAATCATTAACAAGTACTTGGTGTCTATGGACTTTTTTGCACAGTTCACCCTGAACGAAGACTTTGCAGAAATCATCAAGAGCCGCCACCGTGACGAGTTCTCGTATGAAAACTTTAGTGAGGGCGAGAAGTTGCGAATAGATGTGTCGCTCCTGCTTGCGTGGCGTGACATTGCTAAAATGAAGAATTCAGCCAACACCAATCTGCTTATTTTGGACGAAGTATTTGATTCGTCACTAGACGGTGTAGGCACAGAAGAAGTCATAAAGATTCTCCAAAATATGGGTGCAGCAAATAATGTATTCGTAATTAGCCACAAATCTGACCAACTGCTTGACAAGTTTGCCAACATACTTACATTCAAGAAGGTGAACAACTTTAGTCGTCTATGCACACCATGACCAAGAAACTTTCCAAAGAACGAGTACAGCGAATCCTGAACGGTGGCAATGAGCCGCTGTTTACTCCTGAAGACTTTGCCAGTGATGAAGCCCGTGCCAAAGCGATAGATCGTGGCATGTACTTCTACAGGCAGTCTTTCTCCCCGTCTGATGCACGCAAGTGGATCAGTGAGTGGCTACAAGGCAAGCAGCGAGGCGATGACGCACGGTTGGTGTCTCGTGCGTCCAAAAGCAGTCTGCGATTGGTGTGCCCGTACTGCCGTATGGAGTCTCGTGGGTTCCAATGGAAACCTGAAGAGCAGCAGACAATTCAAAAATATGTGGAAGACTTGCTGACCGAGGCTCGTTCAGGTGCTCCCCAAACCGAAGAAGTTCCAAATATTCAAGACCGTGTTCGTGCCAAGGCAGACAACACCCTTTCCGAACTAGAACCCCTGCTTGACGAGGCGTTTGCAGGGGCAGGCAGCAAGCGGTATAAGCCCGCTATAGCCTCTTGGATTGATTCCAAGCCCATGACCCGCCCAACAGCACTCATTGTGCGTGACAGGCTATTGGTTGCACTAGACGAGATGTCTGCTGCGTACTACAAAACCGACCCTGACATTACTGAAGGGTATTCATATTTGAAAAGACCCGCACAGAAGCGGCTAATTGAAATATTTGAAGAAGCAGTTGCCACTACCAATCTAAAAATTGCTGGCATGGCAACCACCCGAAAGCCACGCAAGCCACGCAAAGTGAACCCTGAAAAAATGGTGAAGGGTTTAAAGTATTGCCAAAAGACGGAAAGCGGCTTGCAGTCCGTTGATCCTCGTGGTATTATTGGTGCTCAAGGACTGCTCGTCTTCAACACCAAGAACCACAAAGCCATCATGTTTGTTGCTGCTGAACCCAAAGTAGGGTTGAGTGTCAAGGGGTCTACCATTACAGGGTGGGACGAATCCAAGTCATACGAACGAACGGTGCGTAAGTGGCAAGACTGGCTAAAAAAGACCGCAGGGCTGGTCAAGGCTCTTGAAGACATGAAGACCACTGCACTGGTTCCCACAGGAAGGATTAACAAGCACTGCTGCTTGCTAAAGACACTATGATTCTCGTAGACAACAGCCAAGTGATTATGTCGTCCCTGTTTGCACAACGGGACTTGGACTACACCGACGAGTCGCTGATTCGTCACATGGTGCTGAACACCTACCGCATGTATCGCAAGCGGTTCGGCAAGGAATACGGCGAATTGGTGTTGTGTCAAGAAGGACGGGGTGGTGAGTACTCGTGGAGACGCAAGTTCTTTCCCCACTACAAGGCTGCTCGTAGAGAGTCTCGTAAAGACAATCCCGACATGTGGAAGCGGTTCTACAAAATCATGGACACCGTTCGTACAGAAGTGCGTGAGGTGTTTCCGTATCGGAACATTTCGGTTGTGGGCTGTGAAGCCGATGATGTGATTGCTGTGCTGACACGAAACCTGCACGAGCAGGAGCCTATTATGATTCTGAGTGGAGACAAAGATTTTGGGCAACTGCAAGTCTACAAAGGAGTGCGGCAGTATTCGCCCATGCAGAAAAAGTTTATTGTGGTTGACAATCCCAAAGTTTTCTTGTTTGAACACATTGTGAAAGGCGATTCATCGGATGGTGTGCCTAATGTACTGTCTGAAGACGACTGCTTTGTGACTGACGGTAAGCGGCAAAAGCCCGTGACCCGTAAGCGTCTTGAGGAATTGGAACGGTCTTGGGCTGAAAGCGGCAAGGTTCCTGATGCTGTTGCAGCCAATTGGAACAGAAACGAAACACTTATTTCACACCTGTGTATTCCCGCAGAATACCAAGACCGCATTATGGAAGAGTGGGGTAAGCCCTTCACCCCGAATCGTTCAAAAATTTTGAACTACATGATAAGCAAGGGACTCAAGAATCTAATTTCAGAAACAGGAGACTTTTGATGGAGAACAGACCTAGTTGGGACGATTACGATAGAGAAGCCAAAAAGGCTCGTAAGAGTGCTGGAAACAAAAAGAAGCGTGGCAAACGACACCAAGACCGTCAGCAGTTGCGTGATTGGGTAAATGACATAAACTCTGGAAGAAAGGGACACTACGATGACTACGGCGACGAAAACTGAAAACATGAAGATCAGCAAAAGAACTATTGATATTCTAAAGAATTTTTCGACCATTAATCCTGGATTATTGGTTAATACAGGAAACACTATCAGCACCTTGTCCACTAGCAAGACTATTGTGGCAGAAGCAAAAACCGACGAAACTTTCTCTAAGCAATTTTCCATATACGATTTAAACAAGTTTTTGGGAACAGTGAGTCTGTTTAAAGACCCCGATTTTTCTTTTGAGGAAAATCATATTGCTATCAAGAACGGAAAGTCTGTGGTAAAGTACTACTACTGTGATGAGAAATTGGTGCACCACACCAACAAGCGTATCAACATGCCCAAGCCTGTTGTTGAGTTTGATCTATCTGCTAGAGATTTCTCTGAACTTCTAAAAGCAGCGTCTGTTTTACAGGTTCAACACTTGTGTGTGGAACCGTCTGCTGATAGAAAGAGTATTCAGATTGCTGTTCGTGACAAAGACGATGCCACTTCAAATCAGTATTCTTTGGAGGTTATAGACCACAACGGAACAGCAGATTTTGAGTTTATTTTGGATGTGGAAAATCTTAAGATTATGTCGGGCGACTATCGTGTGCAGATTTCAGAAAAGGGAATCAGCATGTTCTCCAACAAGAACGAGCCGCTTACCTATTGGATTGCTAACCACACCGAATCTAGTTACACTGCCTGAAAGGTTTTATGAAAACAAATGAGTCCGTGAAGGGTTTGTGGGTTGAGCGTTATCGTCCGCAAAGCGTGGACGAGTGTATCTTGCCTCAAGAGATGCAGGATGCGTTTACCCAAATGGTGCAGCGGGGAGAACCGCAGAACTTGCTTCTTTCAGGAGGAGCAGGCTGCGGCAAGACCTCTGTTGCAAAGGCACTGTGCAATGACATTGGTTGCGATTGGTTAATGGTGAACTGTTCGGAAGACGGCAACATTGACACGCTCCGCACCAAGATTCGTCAGTTTGCCTCCACTGTGTCCCTGACAGATGGAGCAAAGAAGGTGGTCATTCTTGACGAGTTTGACTATTCCAACGCACAGTCCACTCAACCTGCCCTTCGCGGATTCATTGAAGAGTTCGCGGCTAACTGCCGTTTCATCCTGACTTGTAATTTCAAGAACAGGGTGATTGAGCCGCTGCACTCACGGTGTACCAGGATTGATTTCCGAATCCCCAACAAGGAAAAGCCTAAACTTGCTGTGCGCTTCCTGAAGCGAGCAGAAGACATCCTGAAACGGGAAGGCATCCAATACGACCAAAAGGTGGTGGCACAACTCATAGGCAAGCACTTTCCTGACTTCCGCCGTACCCTGAATGAACTTCAGCGGTACTCCTCATGCGGCAAGATTGATGTGGGCATCCTGAAC